ATCTTGTTGGGTGCTACAAAAACAGCTGATGACCTGTTAAAGAACAAATCATTGTCAGGATCTGTTGGTGCTGGTACCATGCAAGGTGGCGCGGCGGCAGCAATGGTGGGTGCAAAAACTGCGGCTGGTGCGGCTATTGATGCGGCAACTCCTGTGGTAAACAAAATTGGTCAAGGCATAAGCAATCTAGGTCAAGCGGCACAAGCAGGTGCCAACAAACTTGGCAGTGCCATATCACAAGGTGCGCAGAATTTTGCAGACACTACCAAGGGGCTAATTCCCGATGCCAGCGCGGCAGATGCCACAACAGGCGGTGGCGGAGGCACAACAACCCCACCCAAGCCAGCAGTGACAGGTGGCGAAACTAACCCAGGCGGTGGCGGAGGTACAACCCCACCTAAACCAGCAGTGACAGGTGGCGAAACACAAACTATAGTTGCCAAAAAAGGCGACACCATGACAGGCTTTGCTGACAAGTACAAGGTAAACCCAGACGAACTAGCAAAACTCAATCCAGACAAATTTGGCCCTCAAGGCAATCCTAATATTTTGAATCCAGGTGATAAAATTGTGTTGCCTAAAAACATAGATGCCGCTGCCTATAAAGGTGCATATCAAGGCGACAATGCCATGACAGCACAGAATATCTATAACAAGATGAAAGCTGGACAGCTGGGACCAGATCAAGGCATGGCTGCTAACAGAATTGCCACCGATGCCACCAGAGCCGCCATGAATGAAGACCAGCTAGATGAAGGCATGGCCAGCAAACTAGCGGCGGCAGCACTAGCATTTGCAACAAGCACAGGCGCTTATGCAGACAAGGTATACACCTATGTTGACAGTGCCGGCAAAATAAAAGCCGTCAGTAGCGAAAAAGCTATTCCAGTTGATGCGGTTAAAAAGTTTGTGGTAGACACAGACACTAAAAAAGTTACTCCAATTAGCGCAGATAATTCCAGCAGTGGTAGTGCAATTGGCAGAAGCATTGCGCAGGTTAAGCCAAAGGCTGTTGAACCCATGGCAGCTGAACCCATGGCAGCTGAACCAAATACACCAGGTGAGTTATCTAAATTTTCTTTGAAAAATGGAACTATTAGATTTGGAATGTCTGAAGAGGATTTCAAAAAAATAAGCACTGAAAAATTTGGAGATTTTGGTTATGTGTTTAATGTTGCTGATATAAAAATGCTTGCAAAATTTGAGCAAGGAAGATTAGTAAATATCAATACATACCCCGGTCCCGGCAATGTTATGGACTTTGAAAGTATTGTTTCTAAAAAATACGGAAAACCTTCTAAAGAAGAGAGGTACGTAGCTGGTCCAAATAAAGGCGAAGTAGCCTCAATGGAATGGGTTGTACAGGATGTGATTATTTCAATAATGCCTCCAAGATCAAATCCAACTACCGGAAAACTGTCTGACGTTAGCTATGGTTACATTACTCCCAAGGCATTAATTGACAAGACAAACAAAGCTGGCGAAGCCAAAAGAGAAAAGCAAACCAAAGAATTTGAAGGATTTAGCAAAATCAAAGTCACAAAAGGTCGCGGCGTGCTTGAAGGTATTACTGTGGGCTATCTTGCCAAGAGTGAGATGTTTGACAGAGCTACAACACTACACAAGTGGGCACTAAACGAAAGTCTTGGCCGCTCAGGTCGTCCACTGTATCTAAGTGAACGTGGTCTCAACACTTTGTTTGACAACATTGAAAAGCTCTGGGAAAGAGATTTTACAGAAGCTCGCAGAAACAACTACGGTCGTGAAACTTCTACTGCAATGGGTCAGCAAGCTGGTAGAACTGGGCAAACAGCACAACAGTTTGCACAAACAAGCCCAAGAGCTGCCGCCGCAGTGGCCACAGCCAACCCAACCAGCAATGACTATCGCATGCAACAACCTGGTGACAGCATGGCCAACAAGCCAGCTGGATCGGTACAAGCACGGCAGGATCTGTCTCGAATGTTTACACCAACAGGTGACGAACCAGCTGATGCCGCTCCAACAGCTGACACTGCACCTGCCACACCGCCACAGACCAACTATACTGGACAAGTGGGCAACAAGTTCATGGACAAGGTTGAAAAAGGTTTGTCCACAGCTGGTGCCCAAATTGCAAGAGGGTGGAATCGAGGAACAACCAAGGTCAACAAAGAACGTCTCATGCGTATGTGGAAAGACGCAGGCAGTCCAACAGATGTTGACAGCGTTGGACAAATCCTAGCACGTAATGGTGTTCCGCAAGAATACATCATGAGCTTGTTCAGCACCATGGGATTACCTGCTCCACAAAATCTTACCCCAGCCAAAACTGAGTTTTCAGACGATGACATTATTGATGCAGCCAATGCCGCTATGAGTGGCGGTCCTGCACTGACACCGGCACAAAAAGTAAGACTGGATGCAATTCGCAAGCGTCAAGGTCTTGGCCCAGTGAATGCTCCAGTTGCTGACCCATCAGCTGCCGGTGGTGGCGGAGCCGCTGGAGGCACAGCACCAGGCGTGACTGGTGGAACTGCACCAGGCGCTGTGGGTGGAACTGCACCGGGTGGCTCGTCTGGCGATGGACAGATTACCAGCGCAACCACAACCATTTTACCACAACTGGCTCGCATGACTGGCCCTGCTTATGCAGATGACTTGATTACTATTGTTGACACAGCATTGAGTGTGTTGCAACGTAGTGCTCCTACTGCCTACAGAGAAAAAATGGCACAGTTCCGTGGAACAAGCACTGGCAAGCAACGTGAAAAAGCGCAAGACATAATCACACGTACAAAGAAAAAGAAAAAGCCAGGTGCACCAGCACCGGCCACTGATACAGCGGCACCACCTGCTGAACTAGGACCATCAAGAGTTATTCCGGGTGGCGGAGGCGAAGCTCCTCCGGTATCTAGAGTAGCCGAGTCACGCAAAGTGTTTGGCGGCAAATACATCAAAGAATCAGCTGATGCCAAGATTGCACGTGAATTTGAAAAGTTTGTATTGGCAATGGAGTAAACAATGCGTTTGAACGAAGGCGGTAACGCTATCCCATCCAGCATACCTGTTGCAAAAAACGATGTTGCAACCATTGTGGCCACAGCACGAAAGATCATGCCTGAAGCACTGCTACGCAGACTGCAAACAGACATTGGCTCAGCTGGCTACAAGGTTGAGTCTGGTGACATTGACGTCATGGTCGAAGCAGAAGATGTTGTGGCACTGTTTCGCACACAGGATGAAAAAAATCCTGTACTAGCTGCCAAAAAAGCACTAGAAGCTTATTTCCGCGGCAAAGGCATTGAAGCCAAAACCAACGGCAACAATGTCAGCATTGGCATTCCCTACAAAGGTGCAGTGGCACAAGTCGACGTCATGGTCATACATGATGCCAGCATTGTGGCTCCGTATCACCAACACGGTCCACGTGGCAGCTACAAGGATCCTGAGTTTGCAGGACAGCCAATCTTTATAGTAATGAATTCAATTGGCAAAGCACTAGGACTCAAGTTTGATGCATTTGGTGGCAAACTATTGCGCCGTGATGACAACACAGTGGTAGCACGTGATCGTGACAGCGTGGCCAAGATTTTGTTAAATCCCAAAGCCACTGGTGATGATCTCAACAGTGTGAAAAATATCCTTCAAGCATTGGCCAACGATCCCGAACGCGAACAAAAACTAGCACAAGCTCGTGGCGATGAAGCAAAAGGTTTGATCACATTGCCCAAGAAACTTGAAGAAGGATCTCCCACCTGGTTTCGCCAGATGCAATCAGTACTGGTGAGATAAATGAAAAGCTACGAGTTCTTGATTGAAGGTGGCTGGGATACCACAGTCACACAAGGCACTGTGATCAATCCACGTGTGGTCCAAGTAACTCTTGATACCGTACAACAGTTTGTTCAAGATTTTAACCAGTTCTTGTCAAGCAAAGATCAAGGCCCTGTTGAAATGGGTCGTCCTACTGGTTCCAGTGCTTACCATGAAAAAGACACCAAAGAAAATCCTGATAAAGTCTACGGAGATATTGACCTGCAGATGATTGCGCCTCCTGTGGAAGGCATGACATACGGACAGTTTACCAGTCACTGGAACAAACTTGCAGACGAGTTTGTAAAAACACAACGTCCCAGCTATGTGCATCCTGTTGAAAGCAAGCCAGGGCATCCTATCATGAAGATAGGCGCAGACTCTTATGTACAAGTTGACTTCATGTGGCACGAAGAGAAACTACGCAACTGGGGTGCCACTAGAGTCACACCTGAGCATGGCGTCAAAGGCCTGCTAACAGGCAACATGTACAGTGTGTTTGGTGAACTGCTGGACATGAGCATACAGCATGCTGGCGTACAATTAAAAGTCATTGACGGACAACGTGTACCATTCAGCAAGCAAAAAGACACACAGGTAATGACTGTGTCAATTGACCCAGAAACATTTATACTTGACACATTCATGTATCTGGCCCAACAGCAAGGACTTGAACAGCCTCAGGTGTCTCCACTGCTGAAACAGTTTCCTGGCAACGACATCAATGATGTAAAAATAAACAAACTGGTGCAAGGCATGAAAGGTTTTGCGGCCAGTGCAGAAGCCAATGGCATGTTTGGAAAAACTGATCTATCTGGATTTTCAAGTGCTGGAGACTTCTTAAATAAGTTTTGGCAACGATATGAAGAAAAGGCCATGATAGATATACAAGGTAAGAAACGTGACAAAGCACAAACGCCAGATGCTATTGCACGTGCAGAAGAAGATCGCAAAAAAATCCTGCAAGGTCTAAAAATGGTCAAAGGATATTTTGTATGAAGATAACAGAACTATTTGAACGCAAACCCACTACTGTACTCAAAGAAGGTATTGTACATCCTGAAGATTCAATCTGGACAGATGGCATTGCAGGCGCACGAACAGCAGTGGCCAACTTGTCTAAAATGACAAGCGGAAAAGAACTTACCACAATCAAGTGGGACGGCTTTCCAGCACTGATATTTGGACGCAATGTTGATGGCCAGCTTATGGTCACAGACAAACACATGTTTGATAAAAAAGACGGCTCAGGGCGTGTGACCAGTCCGGAGGCATTTCAACAGTACGACATCAATCGTGGTGCTGACCGTGCTGACCTATATGGCAAAATCAATGTGCTATGGCCTGCACTGGAATCAATTATTCCAGGCAACTTCCGCGGCTTTTACTTTGGTGACCTGTTGTATGCAGGCCGACTACAACCAGTTGATGGATTCTATGTATTCAAACCCAACACAGTGACCTACAAGGTACCAGTCAAACTGGGAGACAAGCCAAATCCTATTGCGAATAACATTTCCAGTAGCATTGGTGGCATTGCAGTACACACATTTATTCCAGGCATAGGCGAGCCA